TTATATTTAATGTTTTATTATTAAAATTATTTTTTATATTATTATATAAAGCTAATATTTTATTTTTTTCTCCAAATTGATTAGTTCCGTGATCAGTATCAATAGTTATAGATGTTTCAATAATATCAATAATTTCATCAGGTGTCAAATCATCAACAAATATATTATCTTCTAATCTATGACATTTATTCATTACTTCGGTATAATTAGGTACAAATAATTTTGCACTTCTTGAAAATTTAGATAATGAAAAACTAATGGAATTTTTAGTTATTTGTGATTCTAATGTAACATCAAAAATATTATAATTATTAGAATATTCATTAACTGAATTAAATGATGATATTGTATAATCATATCCACGTTTATTCAATATTGGAAGAATTGTATTATTAATATACTTAATAAGATTTTGTGTTTTTTCAATATACTTATTTGTGTATGATAAACAATCTTCAAAATAATCAAGCATCATAATTGACATTTGCCATGGATAATAAGTGTTATCAGCATATATATCATTTTTATATTTCTTAAAATTTATATTTTCAGGATAATATGGAAATAAAATATAAAAATCTGTTATATCAGAAAATTTATATTTTCTATTATTAACTAATGTACCTATATCAATAAATTTATAATCTTTACTTTCATCATTAATATAAAATACCGCATAATGTTCAATATTTGCCTTAATAATAAGTTCATTTCCTGTTTTATATCGCATATGTATATATCGAGGAAAATATACATCATATTCAGGAATACCAAAAATATAGTCTGGATAATATTCAATTTTATCTACAGTATATCCTCGAGATATTAAATAATTAATATAATCTTGCATATTTTTAATAGACTTTTTTGGACAGCATTCTGCCATTATTTTATATGAAAAATAATTATTGAATCCACCGTCAGACATTTTTGATATACAATTATTAATAAAGCTTTGTTGGTTCTTATTATATAAATTTAAAACTTTATTAATATTATCAGCAAATTTATCAAGTTCTTCAGATTTATAAATATCTGCCACTACTATAGAATTATAATCTTTTACTGAATATCCATTCAATAACATAGTATTTCTACAATCAATTTGCCAATTTAGATTCGATCTATTCATATTGTATATTTTTAATCCATTATATTAATATACGAAGGTACAAAAAATAATTAATATAAAAAAGAAATCCTGTAACTTAATACAGGATTTCACATTATTTAACATTATCCAATTATTTGAGTTAGGCAAACTCAATATATTATTCAGAATCTGTATCAGAATCAGTATCTGAACTATATCTATTAATTGTGATTCTGGTAAGAATTTTCTCCATACCATGATTAAAGGTAACACCAATATCAACAATACCAAAGTCATTTTCAATCATTTCAGCGGTATTGTTAGTTTCATCACAAGTGATTGTATAACTATCAATAGCGCCAGATGTTTGAATAACTGATAATACAGGTGTCAATATTTGAATAATTGCTGCACGAGTATCAGCAGTATTATATTTGAAGTTGAATTGTTTAAGAATTGCATTACATTCAATCTCAATAGTATTCAATGTTTCACGAACATGCAACTTGTTAAGATCTGATTTAACTGTCTGATAACATGTTTGGTTACCATAAATCATAATCTGACCATTTTCCTTAATAATGGTATTAACACCGAATGGTTCAAGATAACCTCTATCAGTGGTATCTGCATCATATTCAATATCTGATACATAACTATTCTTAATAATACCATTTTGGTTTGCATTAATTGCATAAGGACTGTTTACACCAGTGAACTTACTTGCTAATACATTAGTTACGTCAGCAGCAGGTGGAACAGAAATCTTACGGCCGCCTTCAGTATAAATCAAGTTAGGCCAGAATGCAGCAGCATATTTAGAACCAGAATCTTCATCAGGTAAACTAAAGATTCGTGAAGAACCCATTTCTTGATTACCACCATCAGGAATATACTTAGTATCAAATGAAGGTCTAATCTCAGTACCAGTAATATAAGAATCACAGAAATATGGATTACTTGAGACTGCGAATTGCTTAGCAGATGGCATATTCAAAACTGCGAGAGTTGATGCTCTATCTTGTGCAAGTTCAGAAAGATATTTCTTACCACCAAGACCAGTTTCAAGACCATAGCTCATTGTGTCTACAATATAGCGGAAATCAACCATTGCAGGATTACAAAGACCACGGCGTACACCAGAATCAGCAAGTACAGCATAAATCTTTTCAATACCATCTTCAATACTAATATTACCATCCAAATCATAACCAGGTTTATGACGAGATGTAATTTTCAAACCTTTCATAGGAATAAATCTAAGAACCTTAGAAATATTACTATCAGTTAATGGAAGCTGACGATATATGCCCTTTGAAACTTCACCAGTTGATAATTCAACATCTTCGATAAGCACAGGATCAACTGTTGTATATAGATAGAATCCAGTAGCACCACCACGGGCAGTGTCAAGATCATCAACCGTTAATGTTGTTTCATATACCTTACCAAGATATGTAGCATTACCAGCTGCATCAACCGGAACGAATCTCTTAGAAATAACTCTTGTTAAACCAGGAATCAATTGAAGTTTATTAGCAACACCCTCTTCATTATAAAATGCTGCATTTCTTACATAAGAACCAACTTTAATATTATCCCACTGATCACCGTCTAATACAATAAACATATTCTTAGAAACATCTGATACTGGTTTTGCATCAACCCAAAGACTATCATCATTAAACAAATATGCTGTTGTTACAGGTAATGACATTTTAGCATCATCCTCAATAGATGTATCATTCAAATCTTCTTTATAATAGTATGATAAGAAACCTATTGTTTTTACATGATTTTCAGATGCTGTTGAGCCATCTGTTGTTACACCCATAGGACGTAATACATATGCAAGTTCAGGTATTTCTGTATAACCATCATTTGTAGGCATAACAGATACAGGATATTCATCAGATGATACTGGAGTAATATCGATATATTTTGCAGTTTCTTCAGCTGTGAATGAAACAGATGATACAGATGTTGCATTAATCTCATATTCGCAACCAGGTTTCATATTATATACATACTTATTATTCTTAACCTCAGTAAGACTATATGTAAAGTATGCCAAATATGTTGTACCATTAATATTGAATGTTAATCTTGCTGTATATGTATTATCTTGTTTTACTACAATATCTTGTGTACCTTTTTTGTTACCTTCTTCATCAACATCATAAAAATCAACTTGTTTATTAGTAACATCAACACGGTCAATAGTATATGTTACATTATCAGTATTCTCATCTACTACACTTAAAACATATGCGTACTTGCCAATAACATCAGTAAATGTTGATTTAATAAAACGTTGTTTTGTTATTTAAATTAAAGAAATTCTGAGGAAGATATACACCAGTTGCAAAACCATGTCCATCTGTTGGATATTCTACAATTGCATCTTCTTCATATTCTTCTTCACTTTCAAGACCAGATACTGAATCGGTGACTGTTCTTGTTTTTGTTACTGTACCATACTTAGTTAATTTTGCATCATATGTTTTTCCATCATATTGCAACAAAACTAAGTTTGCACCAGATGTATTTTCAATTGCATCAGTTTCAATAATAGTATGAATATTATCATGCTTTACATTATCTTCATCAATTAATGACATTTCGTGCGCATCATATGAAGCAGAAACAAATTCATAATTAATAGTAGCATTATATTCATCATCACCTTGATATAAACCATGACCAACCATATCAATAATATAAGATGAAGCAGATTCACCATTTATTGAATCGATTTCATTGTCACCATCTATATCAATACCCCAAGTAAATTGACCAATATTATCAGAATCGGAACCATCATTATCAATACCAGTATAGTCACCTGTTAATACATGTAAAGCGTCAGTATTCAATGACATTAAGATACCAGTCTTTTCTGTCTGTGCATTAACCTTAGTTTCAATAAACATGTTATCACCTTGTTTATTAACAAAAT